CTTCCGGCGGCAGCTCTCCATAGGGATCGAGCGGCGGCGTCTCAAACTTGTCGGGTGGGCGGTCGCCGTTGAGCCGGTCCCAGCGGAACCAGACCCAAGCCATGATGCCGATGGCGGTCAGCATCGACACGCCGATGACGATATCGAGGAGAAAGTCGAGGCTCATTCGTGATGCTCTTTCAGCGAGACATTGCCGACATTGTCGATGTTGCAGTCCAACGGGGCGAACTTCTCCTGACCGTCTCGGTATTGGATGTTAACCTTGATCTTGACCACCTGGGAGCCGTCGGACAGCGGTAGGACCCGGCCGGTGATGACGCCGATCAGCACCGGGTGATAGCGGTCGGCCGCCTCGTAAACGGCCTGCACGCACTTGGTGATGACGACGTTAGCGTCGAGCATCAGTCTTTCGGCTCCGAAAACCCATCGACCTCATCTTCCAGCAGTTGCCGCAGCCGCACCAATTCGGCGAGGATTGCCTTGAGCAAGGCGATCTCGGCGGTGCGCGGCTCGCGTGGCCCGCGGATGCGGGGATCGAGCTTCATTTGTTTTTCACCCAATCGACAGTCCCCTCACCATCGCACAGCGGGCACCAATCATTACCCTGCACTGCGGTGCCGTGACACGCGGGGCATTCGATCAGCTTGGCAATTTCGACACCCCTTGCCTGCCAGTAGCGCGTCTCCCATTCCTGCCGCAGCCGCTCCGAGCGGAGGTACTCGACCAGCGGATCGCGCGGCGGCGGCGGATTGGGCTTCAGCTCACGCGGCTTCGGCGGCGGCCTCGGTTTGCTGCGCCACGGCCACCCCAAGGCGGCTTTCCTCGCGGCCCGTTCGATGTCCTTGAGCACTGCCAGCAAATAGCCCATCTGCTGGCGCTTGATGTGGACGGCGGGATCGAGGTGGCGGGTGCGCTCGTAGCGTTCGATCCGCCACCACAGGCCCGCGACGCGGGTCCGCGACAGCCCCATCCGCCGGGCGACCTCGGCGAGTGTCGGCATTTCGCCGGTGTCCACCGCATAGCGGCAGATCTCCTCGGCAACCTGCTGCATTCGCGGGGTCCACTGCGGCTCCATCAGCCGTTGCCGAGACTGCGGAACTGATAGAGCGACTGCCGGCGATTGATGACCACGTAGTTGAGCCACCCCCGCAGGCGCAGTTCGCGCAGGATGCGCCCGGGACTGTCGGGGGCGATGCCTGGGTCGAGCCAAAGCACGTGCCGCCGCAAATCCTCCGCATGAAAAGCCTCTCCAGCGTGATTGCCGTAGAAGTCCATGATGATCGGTGCGATGCGACTGAAGACGCGATAACGGTCTTCGGGGCTATCGTTGTCGCGGCTCATCTCAGTGCATTCCTCTCTCCATGTCAGCCTTGATCTCGGGGAAGTATTTCGCTTCGACCTCGGGGAACACCAAGGCGCCGTGGCCATGCTTGGCCAGCAGCTCGCGGACGAAGGTGCCCTTGCCGGAGAGGTAGAGGTCGCGCAGCCGCTTGAGGGTCTCTTCCTTGACTTTGTGGAGAGTGACGGCATCGACCGGCGGCTCGACAAAGGGGTCCTTCTGGGGCTCTGCAGCGGGCTCCTCGATAGGCTCCGCGGCGAGCTCTTCGGCAGCTTCCAGCCCGTTTTCCTGGGCCGGCGGCGGTTCCTTGCGCGGCCGGCCGGGGCGACGCTTCTCCTGCGGCAGTTCGGCGGGGGTGGCTGCAGGCTCCGCTGCCGGCACGGCAGTAAACTTCGGCGGCGGCGGCGTCGGGGTCTCCAGCTTCGGCGCCTCATTGAGAAGACGCTGCGGGCCGAGGAAATTCTCGACCTGGCTGATGAGATCGTGGACGTCGGTGGCTTCAAAGGTCAGTTTCATGCGGTAGCTCCTGGAAGAATGGCGAGATAATTGCACTTGCTGATCGCGGTGACCTTGCTGCAGGCTTCACAGCGGCCACTGCGGAAGAACCTATTCGGCACGCTCATTCCCTGACGCGAGCCGCAGTGCTGACAGGTCCATTTCTGGTGGACGCGACCGCCGCGATTGATGATCGCGGCAGCCCCCTCCATGCACTCTTCGATGGGGTAGTCGTGGTATTTGATCTCTTCGGCCACGGATTTTCTCTCAGTCGAACAAAGCTTTGAAGTCGCGTGCTTTCCGGGCAAGGATCGATTGGATGCGGTCGTCGAGGGTCTCGTGGGCGGTGAAGAAGCGGGCGACGACGCCGTCGTGCTGGCCGATGCGGTGGATGCGGGCGGCGGCTTGGACGTTGTCGCCAACGGAGTAGCTGGCCTCGACGAAGAACACGTCGGCGCAGGCGCACATCGGACCGACCAAGGTGATGCCGGTGCCGGCGGCGGCGATGTTGCCGATGAACATCCGGCAGCGGTGGTCGGTGAGGAAGGTGTTGATCGCCTTGGTGCGCTCCGCGGGGCTGGAGCCGCCGTCGATCTTGACCGGCGACCAATCGACCAGGCCGGTCATCAGTTTGTCGATGACCTCGCGGTGATGAGCAAACACCAAGATCTTGCGGTGCGCCGGCAGGCCCTGCATGAAGTCGTCGAGGTACTCGACCGCTGGGCCAACCTTGAGCAGGCCGAGCATCCGGCGAATGCGCATTACATGCTCGTCGCCGTAATGGCCGCTGAGATAGGACAATAAATCGTCGTCAGATGTGATTGGCAGTTTCGGCAGCGTTTGCGCGGCGTAGGTATCGACGCCGATCGGCACCAGATCGTAGCGGATCGGCGGCAGGTCCTTGAGTACCTCTTCCTTGCGGACGCGGAGCATGAAGCCGTCGAGGCGGTGACGGAGCTCCGCCAGGTTCTGTGAGCCTTCGATGGTCCGCACCGGATAGGGGCTGGTGCCGAAGCGTTTCATCACAACACGACAGTAGCGGTCTTCGAACTGCCACTGCGCCAGGTCGCGACCATTGGCGCCGGCAATCGCCCGCGGGTAGAGCGCCCGGAGGATCGGGTAGAGCTCACCGGCGTGATTGGGCGCCGGGGTGCCGGACAGCGGGATCACCGTGCCGAGCTTCGGCCACATCTTGTTGAGAATGGCCTTGGTGCGATTGGCGCCGGGGTTCTTCAGCGCGTGAGCTTCGTCGATGACGCTCAAATCGAACGCCTGGCCGCGCAGCACCGCCTCGATGTAGGGGGAGAGCTTCTGCGAGATCAGCCCGTAGGTCAGGATTTTGACGCCGTCACCGCGGAGGTCTGCAGGTCCCTTGACGACGGTCGCCAGGTAGGGCGACCACTTCTTGGTCTCACCCTCCCAGACGTAGCGGCCCGACGCATGGCAGGCGACGAGGATGCGTTTAGCTCCTCGTCGGTATGCGGCCTCCAGCGCGGTGCGCGACTTCCCCAAGCCGGGATCGAAGCCGAGGTAGACCGGATGACCAACTTCGATCTTGGTGATGGCGTCAGCTTGGAAGGGGTAAAGCGGTTCGGTCATCAGAACTCCTCCCAGCCTTCGACGTCATAGACGCGAGCCGGCTGTTGCTCTTTAGGCATTCGATTTCTGTATTTCTTCTTGGTGTACGGGGGGAGAAACAGCCAATCCCGCTGCAGGCTGGGTCGCTTGGCCTCAATGGCGTCACGGCACACCGCAGACCAGTTGATCTCGGGGTGCTGACGCATCAGGGCGTGCTGTTCTTCGGTGACGCTGATGGAGGCGATCTTCATGGTTGTTGCTCTTTGAGTTTGACGTTGCGGAACCAGTCGAGGATCAGCAGGGCTTCGGCGCGGCCTTGGTGTTTCTTCAGATGCATTCCCTCGACGCCGGGATAGAGCTTGATGGCGAGGGCGCGGGAGGCTTCCTTGTCCTTGCCCAGCAGCCCATGGTGGCGCTTCCACACCGACGGCGTGACGTAGTGGACGGGCACGCCACAGGCGGCCAGCACCCCGTAGATGGCGCCACAAGCGAAGCCGAACTTCCACGTCGAGGCGACCCCCTGCTTGGGCATCGATGCGACCTGCTCGACGACGGCGGTGTTGACGCCCATATCACGCACCACCCGGCTGAACGCCGCCGGGTCGATCTGCCGGTTGACCACGGCGAGGTCGCCGACGACCAAATTGCCGGCCGGGGTGTAGAGCGCGACGGCGCCGGAGATGGCGCCGGGATCGACGGCGAGGATGGCGCCGCTAGCTGGCATCGGCGAGCTCTGGGAATGGTTCAAGGGCGATGCTGTCGGTCTCGCGGAAGTCGTCGATCGAGACGATGACGCGGCTCTCCAAGCCGAGGTCGATGAACGCCGGCAGCCACACATTGGGGATCGAATTGTGCATCCGCCAGCCGGCGATCGACGACTGCGGCAAGCGGGGGTAGCCGCGTGCCTCCAGTCGCTCGACAATCCGGCGGTAGGGTTTCAAGCCGTCGATCAGCTCCCTGATGCGCCACTTCGGCGGCTCGTAGTTGCGGGTATTCATTCAGGCGTCCTTCTTGGCCAGTTTGAGGGTCTTCATCTCGCTCTTCCGCATGAACGGCTCGACGACGTCCTTGCCGAGTGCCGCGGTGATGGCGTTCTTGTCCAAGGTCTCGCGGGTCGAAACCATGACGAAGGCGCGGTAGGCGGCACCCTCGCGGCCGGCGTCGTTGGCGGCTAGGAGGACGTCGCGAAGCTGGCTCTCGCGGTCCTGCAGTGCCTTGATCTGAGCGCGCAGCGCCTGCATTTCGTCGGCGGGGTGGATGTTGCTGGGATAAGCCATAATCATTTTCCTTGTCGATGAGCGTTGAGTTGATGCTATGAATATACCGCTTGCATTGAGGGGTGTCAACAGCTAATATCATAGTGCCCGGATAAATCATCCGACAAACACTATGAGGCGAAAATGACTAAACTCCACATCGATTTCGAAACATTTGCTTCTGCCGACCTCCGCAAGTGCGGCTTAGAAAATTACGTCAACTCCGCTGACTTCAGGGTGACCGTCTGCGCCTGGGCGTTCGACGATGATCCCGTCATGCATGAGATCTGGCCCAGCCCCAAAATGCCCCTCCACCCCAGCATCATCGAGCACATCGAGGGGGGCGGCGAAATTCGGGCGCATAACGCCGCGTTTGAGTACGCGGTGCTGACCCAGCACTTCGGTGTCACCGTCAAGCCGGAGCAAATGGTCTGCACGATGCAGAAGGCGCTGGCCTATGGGCTGCCGGCGGGGCTGCTGGCGGCGGGGCGAGCTCTGGGGCTCTCGACCATCAAGGACGAGACCAAGCGGCTGCTGATGCTGTCGATGGGTCGTCCGAGAGCCAATGGGGCGCCACCGTGGCACGAAGTCGATGCTGCCCGACTGGCGGAGCTCGCCGCCTACTGTGAGGACGACGTTCGCGCCGAACGGGCGATCGACGCGGCGATCCCCGATCTGCATCCGTTCGAACGGAAGTTGTCGCTGCTCGACGGCGAGATCAACCGCAAGGGCGTGCTGCTCGACCTGGCGGCAGTGGTGCGGCTGAAGACGGCGGCGGAGCGGGCGCTTGAGGCGATCAATTCGGAATGCGCCCAACTGACGGAGGGCCGGGTGACGGCGCCCGGCAGCCAGGTGGCGCGGCTGATGGCGTGGCTGGCTAGCGAAGGCACGGCGCTGACGGATGTTTCACGTGAAACAGTCGGCGTGGCGCTGGACGCTCGGCATCCGGCGGTGGTGCATCGGGTGCTGGAGCTCCGCCAACAGGCGGCGAAGTCGTCGGTGGCGAAGCTGGAGCGGATGATCGACGTCGCCTCCAACAAGGACGGCAGGGCGCGGCATCTGCTGCAGTTCTACGGAGCGGGACGGACGGGCCGCTGGGCGGGGCGGTTGATCCAGCCGCAAAACCTGCCGCGGACGCCGGAGGACCACGACGCAGAGGCGGTTATCGGCCTCGCTGAGGGGCTCGACGTGTTTTGGGCATCGCCGATGGCGGAGATCTCGAAGACGCTCAGGGGCTGCTTTGTGGCCAAGCCAGGCCACGTCCTGGTGGCTGCCGACCTCAGTCAGATCGAAGCGCGGGTGCTGGCGTGGCTGGCGGGGCAGAAGGACGTCGTCGAGGCGTTCGCCCGAGGCGACGATGTCTACGTCCAGGCGGCGCGCAAGGTCGGCAGCTCCAATCGGCAGCTGGGCAAGGTGCTGGTGCTGGCTTGTGGTTACGGCATGGGGGCGGAGAAGTTCAGGACGACGGCGGCGGCGGCGCCGTATTTCGTTCAACTGACGGCAGTTCAAGCGGCGGCGCATCTATGGGCGTGGCGCGACGGCAACCAGGCGATTTTACGTTATTGGCGGGCAGTCGAAGAGGCGGTGCGGCGATCGGTACGGCGCCACGGCGCGGTGATCGAGCTCGATCACGGCATGGCGGTCAGGACGCTTGGGGGGACAACGCAGGTCAAAAAACCCAATGGTGTCCTCTTGACATACCACAACATGCGGCTGGCGGCGGAAAGCGGGCTGGTGTTCGACGGGGTCAATGGGGTGACCAAGAAGTGGGGCACCGAGCGGACCTATGGCGGCCGATTGGTGGAGAACCTGGTGCAATCGATTGCCCGCGATGTCATGGCGGAGGCAATGCTGAAGGGGCCTGTGCCGGTGATGACGGTCCACGATGAGATTGTCTGGGAAGTCGAAGACGGCCTGCCAACTCAGCAGTGGACCCCCGGCACGCCTGACTGGGCGGCAGGGCTGCCGGTGGCGGCGAAGTTGTCCACAGGGCGGCGCTACGCGAAGTGAATGGACGCTGTTTGCCGATTAACGTAGGTTAAAAACGAATCACCAAATGATGAAGGCGATAAC